CTTCGATCATCTTGTTGATCGCGCCCCGCTTACCGATGAGGTCGGAAAGATCGATCTTGATCGCCATCATGCCACCTCGGCCATGTAGACGATGGCCTTACCCTGCGGCGCGATGCGCGTGACCTTGCCTACGATCCAGCTGTTCTGGCCCATCACCAGGGTTTCGCCCTTTGTGGGCTCAACCAGCAGCGTAGCGAGGGTCTGGAGCGTCTTACGCCCATCGGAGCCCGTCACTTCGACAGGGCCTACAACGGCCCTCGCTGGGCGGCTCTGGGGCTGGGCAGCTGGGGCAGGACGACCAGAACGCTTGGCCTGTGCCGTGGGCGCTGCAGGCGCGGTGCTGGTCAGGGTGGCGTCGGAGCCAAACTCCTCCAGCATCTCGACCGCGACCGGGTAGAACTCGTCATACAGGATCATCAGCGCACCAGCCTGGCTAGCACGAAGCTGCCGGTGGAAGCCTGGGCGAGAAGAGGGCGCAGCACGGCGGTGATGTATGGGTAGGGATCACCACTGCCTTCGAAGAACTCTTGTTCCTTCTTGAACCCAGCGCCTTCCTTGATGTCCTTCTTCAACGACTGCGAAGGGGTAACCTGAGGCGGGCTCTTCTGGAACACTGCGGCCAATCGGCAGATTGCAGCATCCAGCATCCGGTATTCGTCGATGTCGAGATCAGCACGGATAGAGTAGGCACCCCGAATGTAATCCTCGGCATCAACCAGGAGCGCATTTGCTGAAGTGGGGGTGAGGTCCAGCCAGTCATCGTTCTTGCGAGCGGCGTTGTAGACCTGGGCTTGTTCAATAGTGGGCATCGGTAACCTCCAAGCTATTTAAGCAGACATGGCTGAGCCCGCTCCGTTGCCAGAGCGGGCTCAACTAAAGAGGTGATCCGATTAAGGGGCCTTGTTGAAGGCCACGAAGCGGAAGCCAAACTGAGCGTCAGGAGCGACCTTGGTCCACGAAGCCTGAGCTTCTAGAACGGAGGTTACGTTCGCCTGCGTGGTTGGGATCGTTGCGTCGAAGCTCATGCCGGTTGGCTGGCAAACGCGCGAGAAGCGCGAGATCAGAATGTCAGCACCACCGCCGCCAGCAGCGCGCTTGAGACGCTCGACTTCGAGTGCGACCTGAGCAGTGCCTTCGCCGTAGCCGAGTGCGCCAGTGCGAGCCAGGATCACATCGTCGTCGGTGACAACCTTGTTGCTCTTCAGCAGCCTGAAGCCCTGGTAGGTAGCAAAGCTGGTGTTGACATCCGAAGGGGCAACGAAACCATCGTTCGCGCCCTGGAGCTTGGCATAACGACCGTGCGAAACGATCATGATGTTGAACAGCGATGCCCACTCTTCTGCGGTTGCGATTGCGTCGTAGACAACCTGCATGTCGAAGTCGCCCGCGACGGACTTGGTGATGAGGGTGTTAGCTGCGAGCTTGGTCTTCACACCCCTGAGAGCAGAAGCCAGGAGGCCCTTGCTTACTGCGTTCTGGTAACCTGCGATACCGGAAGCAAGGTCGCCAGTCGAACCATACTGAGTGACGATCTGCGTAAGATCGGTCGTGCCCCAGGCATAGTTGAGGTCGAAGCGCATCGCGCTGAACGAGCCGCCTTCCTGCTTGCCAACGGAACCTTCGGTGTTGATGTCGTCGTTGCTGACGTTGAATACATCAGCCGAGAGAGGCTTAACGTAGTCCAGCGAGACCTTGCGAGGACCGCCGTTGGCGAGAGCCTGAACTTCGGTCGTGGTTGCGGTTAGACCGGACTGAACCAGTTCGTTAGTCGCCTCGCGGATTGCGTTGACACGCACTTCCAGCTTGCGCTCCGAACCAGCAAGACCAGCAATAGTGGTGTTGTCGATTGCCATAGTGAATTCTTCTCCAACTGTGCGAACAGCGGCTCACAAGTCGGAGCCGAGAGAGCGGTATTTGCTCCCTCGACTATTTAGTTGACTGCTCGTGGCGACTTAGATTGCGAGGTCATCCCAGCCCATGCTCTTGACTAGAGCATTGCGCTCTGCGTCTGGCATGGCATCAAGTGCGTCTAGCTCGGCTGGAGTAGTCGGCCTCTTTGTAATTTTTGGTGCCAAGTTGGTAGTCGTGTTGCCGGGAGCACCAGTGCCGTTGTGATCGGCCACGCGTCGGTAGTGAGCGCCTTCACCACTTGCCAGGTAGGTCTTGATGTAGTCCGCTACTGGCTCGCTCTCGATGGTTGCGGAGCCGTTGTCATACTTGACCTGACTACGCATGAGGGCATCGAAGCCCTTCGCGAGTTCGGTCCTCACGTTGCCTTCGGAGATCGCGCGGGCAATTTCATTGTCGATGCGGATGGTGCGGAGATCGGTGTCTGCGTTGTCCAGCTTGGCCTGGAGCTTCTTCAGTTCGGCAGCGTGGGCCGTCTTCAGGGCTTCGATGTCGCCGTTACGCTCGGCAGCCTGCGTCACGGCATCGTCGGCAGCGTCTTGCGCTTCCTGCGCCTTTTGCTTCGCCTTCTGCTTTTCGGCGAGGAGTTCCTTGTTCTTCGCGCGTAGCTTTTCAATTTCGCCGTGAAGATCGTCGCGGTCGGAAGTGGTGCTGCCTTCGTCGGCAGCTTTGTCGTTATCAATCATTTAAGTCCTCTTCGGCACAGCCGTCTCGGGTTACTCCCACATGGAAGCGCATGTATTTAACGGAGGGCGCATTGGGGTTTCAGAACGGGGACATCACGGTTGATGACCGCTTCGCGCGGTTTGGGGACAAGTCGTTCGCCATCAACAAGATCAATTCTGTGGAAGTGCGGAAAGAAACCAAGGCTGGTTCTCGCGCATACATCTTCTGGTGGGGCATCGCGGCGATTGCGCTGCTGACAATCATCCTTGGAACCGGCGCCCAACTGGCCTTTTTCTTCATTGTAGTGGGCGGCGTGCTGGGCTTCGTGTCTTGGAAGAAGCGCCTCCCCATTCACACGTATTTCCTATTCCTCGTGACCAGCAGCGCAGAGGCGCAGGCGTTCAAGACCCACGACGAAGACGAGATCATTCGTCTGCGGAACGCGGTCGAGGACGCGATGGCGCGTAGCAACTAGCGCAGGATATCGCCGTGCTTGGTCTTCAGCTGCTCCAGGCTGAGCACGGTGCCGTCTGCCTTGATGAAGTCGGATAGGTTCAGCTTGCCGTCACGGAACAACTTGCCGCGCGTGGCACCAAGTATCTCGTCCTGGGTGCCTGCGCTTTTGCCGTTCAGCCAATTGCTGAACGTCATGTCCCCAGCAACCTTGCCGTCCATGCTCGCGCGCTGCGCGGGCGTGGCTTCGTTGCGTTCCACTCCAAGCTCTCGGAAGCTCTTGGTGACCGCGACAGTGATGCTGCGGCAGCGGATGTGGCGTGGTGGGATCGGACCTTCACCAATGGGGAAGACCTGACCGGAAAGCGCGGCACAGGTGATCGTCGTGCGGCTGTCCAGGGTGCTGACGAACTGCCAGCCCTTCACCAGTTGCTCGTTCGCCTTCCACGTATGCTGCGCGGCCTGGTTGCTCACGTGCGTGGTGGCGGTGCGGACAATCGATTGCGCGGAGCGTCGGCTGATATCCAGAACGCCATCGGTGTAGCGGGCAGCGCGCGTGCCGCGAATGCGCGCCACAATCTTGTCGGTGTTCTCGCCCTGGACGAGGCCGAGCCGGATAGCCTGGCTGATGCGGTCGATGCGGCCCTGTTCCATGCCCTCGACCCAGCTGGTCAGCAGCCTGCCCTCCATGGGCGCTTCCTCGACGATCGCGCGCAAGCGAGCAGGGGCAGGGAGTTTGGTATCCAAGGAGATCGCGAGGGCGCTATCGAGAGCGGCACGCTGGAACGCGGCTTCCGCCTGCCCGAACTCCGTCAGCTCGTCGACCAGCTCCTCATGTAGCTGCTCGTAGATCGCGCCATTGAGCGCGCCAATCTCCTCTAGCAGCTTGTTCAGTCTGGCGGTGGTGCGCGGCCCCATGTCCATGCCGCGCTCCTCAATGGTAGCAAGGCGGGCGGCGAGCTTTTCCAGGATATCAGCGTCGGCGCTGTTGAGGAGGGAGACGATACGGTCGGACAGTCCTTTGCCGTATCGCCCCAATTCAATCGCGTGCCGAATGGCCCTGTCACGCAGGGCTTCATTGGCGCTGGCCATCACAGGACCGGCGGACGGTCAGCCGCCTCGACCTTGGTTGCCTCTAGCTCCGCGTCCACGTTCAGTGCGGGCGAGACGATCTCGCCATCCTTAAGCGCATAGAGCAGGGTAGCCTGGCTGATCGCACCGGCCTGCCACGCACCAAGTAGCGCGGTCAGATCGGCCGATGTCATGGTCTGCGGCACGAGGTCCTGGTTGAGCGCGAAATCCAGATCGGCTTCGGCGTCGGGATCGGTCCAACGCGCCACCCACTTGAGGGCGGCTTTGAGCTTGATCGAGAGCGTGCGTGCGAACGCGGCCAGGATGGCGGTCTCCGCAGCGCGGTAGATCATCTGCGTGGCTGGGCTCTCCGGCGCATCCTTGTCGGGCGCGATCACAGAGTGGCCGGCGATGCGAAGCTCGTCCTTGAGGTCGCTCAGCTGGTTCTCGATGGTCTGCGCGCCAGCACCGGTGAACTCCAGGTATTTCGCCTGGGTGTCCGGTTCGGGGAAGACCCACGCGGCACCGGGTGCGACGTTGAGGTTGATCGGCTTGGGCTCGCCCTTGTCATCCAGCGCAGGCTTCAAGCCGGTGATAACCGGAAGAGGGGCGCTCAGGAAGTAGAGCACGGAGGTCATGAGGCCCGAGACGCGGTAGTGCTGTAGGTTGAGATCGACGACATGCTGGAGCAGGGCGGGCTGCGGGGTGAGCTTGTCTGACGTGCTGACCAGGACAAACGGGATCTCCGCGAGCGGCTTGCCGTCGACCAGGGGCGTTTCAATCGGCCCCTCGAACGTCTGATCCTTGATGCGGCTGACAACCTGGACCTGGTAGATGCCGTTGTTGAGCATCAGAATGCGGACGCGGTTGCCGTTTTTCTCCAGCAAGCGGACCTTGACGAGCTTGCGGACGTTGCCGACGAGACTTGGCGTGACCTCCAGGATGCTCTCAGCGGTGTAGCCGTTCACATATGGCCGGAAGCCGAGTTCAAGCGCATTGGCATCACTCAGGCCGCGGAACTGATCGCGGCTGGGATGATCGACGAGCAGGCCGGTGAAGTTGGTGATGAGGGTTTCGCGCACCATCCATTCGGCAAGCTCCTCTAGGCTCTCGCCGTTGCTGCTGATGAGTTTGGATAGGGTCTGGATGCGAGCGCTGCCGGTGTTCAGCTGGCTCGACTTGCGGAAAATCAGTCCGCGCCAGCCCTGTTCAGTCTTAGCTGCGGCTGGAAAGAAGCGAGTGCGGTCGCAGTGGGCGACATACTGCGCGTCGTCATCTTCTGGGTTGGCAATGGGCAGGTATGCGGTCTTCTTGAGTTTGACAGCTTCCTCGCCGTCTACGAAGTCGCGGTTCTTGACCCAGCGTGCTTGTTTGGAGGAAATCTCAGGAGTAGGCGTGAAGTTCTCAATAGGCATGTAATCCTCTGGCCAATGGCGCTAAAGGGGAGCGCCACAGACGCAGGACACTGCCAGGCACGGCCCAGCCTCCTATTTACCGAAGCCTTCTGATCTGGATTGGCTGGTAGCCAGCCAATCGGGTCTTCTCGTGACCCAGATCGAGTAGTTCGGTGATGCCCCAGACAACCGCGTCCATGCGGTCAGGAGACTTCCTGCGGCTGGCTGGTGAGCCAAAGTCGCTCATCTGCGCTTCTAGCTCGCGGTGGGTGCCCACATGGTGGACGACACCACGCTCGTAGGCTGCGCTGACTGGCTCTGCGCGGCTGGCCTTGCCGCCAGTAGTTGCGGTGGCCGACACGAACTTGAGCGGCACGTTGGGGAAATGGCTTCGCATCGTGCTCTCAAGCCAGAGACCGCCCTGGTTCTTCTCCATGATGACGCGGCTGGCGCCCCATGCGTTGTAGGCCTCCGTCACCACTTCGCAGACCTGATCGGGAGTGCCACGTAGGCTATAGTCGGCAAGGACATAGACTTCGTTATCGTCTGCGATGCCTTGGACGGTGATGCCGCTCAAGTCGCTCTTGGGGTCGGCTGTAACTGCTGGATCGACGGCGACCGTTACACGGCTTAGGCGAATGCCATCTTTGTATTCGGGGAGGTAGGCCAGCACCTTCTCAGGTGTGTCAAGTTCGCGAGGGAGCGGGATGCGGTGATCCCTGAACATGGTCTCGGTGAACAGCGCATTGTTGTTCTCGTCGGACCACTCACCAAGGACGTAGCGGCGTCGGCTGGCAGCAGAGCCAGCCATGAGGCTGTCGATGTAGTCTTCATGCAGGTTCTCGCGGTTAGCATCCGGCTCCATCTTGAACGCGATCCACTGGTCCGCGTTGTGGAGTGCGTCACCATCCTCAGGATTGATCTTCTGAATGAATGCCTTGTATTCCCAATCGCTGTAGAAGCGTGGGTTACAGTCGAAGAACATCTTGTTGGTGAGGACTTTGCCATCCGCGGTCTCGGACCTGGCACGAAGACGGGAGAGTAGAGTGGATACCTGCTGGTAGGATAGGCCGTCCTCGTTACACTCGTTGATCCAGATGGTGTTGAACTCGTCGCCAAGCACCTTGGTCATTCGGTTCTCGTCGAGCCCATCGAAGAATATCTTCGACCCATTGGGTAGCTCGACGGTCATCGTGGATTGGCTAATGGAGAAGCCTGGCTGATCCTTGAGACCTGGCCATGCCTTTTCCAGCACTTCGTGTAGGGTCTTGTCGAAGAGGGTCTTCTCGCAGGAGTTGCGAGTTAGTCGGAAGATAGCATGACGGGAGTTGGGTGCGCGGATCGCGCGTTCAATGATGACATCAAGCCAGAAGAAGCTCTTACCGCCACCGGAGCCTCCGTAAGCAAGAAAGAACTTGAGCCCTGCCGTAGTCGCGAGCTTATGCGCGGTCTTCTGATCGCGATTGCGCTTGCTTGTGTCGTGACGAATGCCTCGTGCTGCTTTTTGAGATTCCATCCTCTATTTACGAAGGCTGGATTGGCTATATTGACGTGTAGCCCTTTAGCGGGTTCTATGGTCGACTTTGATAGTGGGGCGTCGAGTGGTATCGGTCTGTAGCACTGCTGAGCATATGCTGTGGCTCTGTAGCGTGCCCGTTGATTGGGGTGCGACTGGTGATTATTGGTCAGGCCTTGGAACGCTTGCTGGTGCGGGCGCGGTGATCTGGGCAGCAAACAAAGGTGCGAGCACATTTGATCAATGGCGAAAGCAGAAGTTAGGCGAGCGCCACATCGACCAAGCTGAGCGCATAATGACGGCTGTCGATGATGCGAAGGACGCTCTGAGGGGCATCCGCAGTCCAATGATGTGGGCTCACGAGGAGGAGGCCGCGAGGAGGCAATTAGAAGAGAACCATGCCGCCGGCTTTGCGGATCAGCCAGAGGACCGAAAGGGGCGTCTCATCACAGCGCAAGCATACTACAGCAGGATCAACCGAGTGAAAGACAGGATTGATGCTCTGAATAGATGCCGCCCAATGGCACGCGCCTTTTTTGGTGACGAGATCGAGCAAGCAATTAGCAAGCTTCATCAACAGTTCTGGATTATTCAGACCTATGCTGACGCGTATGTCGACGCAGTTGAGGCAGGCGATTTTCGAACGAAGGTGAGAGCAGCCCTCTACAACAATGACGCCAACGTCGACAACGAAGTATCCCAGGCTGTCATAACAAGCGTTGCCACGATTGAGGCAAGGTTACTTCCAATCCTGAGGTCAGAGTGATGTTCGATACGTTCAAGCGAATCGAAAACCCGTCTTCTCGCAAGAAGCTTCGCTGTAACGAATGTAAGCGCGGCACTATCCATTCTCTTGAGGCCCAGTGTCGAGGCGATTGGCAACAAGACTTCGGTGGAGGAAACTCAGCTGACGGTGGTACGGAGTTTTCGTTGTATCGGTGCGGTGCGTGCGACGAGGTGTGCTTCGAGAAATCGTCATGGTGTAGTGAGGAGTGGGACCACGACAGTGATGGAAATAGCTTCCTAATCAGGACGGATCAGCAGTATCCTGCGCCCTCATCGTCCGAGTTCACATTCAACACTGAGTTTACCCCTCATGAGTTGAATGAGCTCATCGAAGAAATGCTTTATGCGCTAACCGGAAGCAAACTAAAGCTCGCGACTGTGGCGTTGCGGATGGTGATCGAGTTCATCGTTACTGATACGAAGTGTGCGGGGAGAGGCCTCCAGAAGAAGATCGACGACCTACATGCGAAGGACGTCATCGACGATACACAACTTGACCTGCTTCACCGCATTAGGATCAAAGGAAATGCTGGAGCGCATGAGCGCAAGGCGATGAGCCGAGATGAGATGGTTGCTGGCATCAGCATCATCAATCTACTGCTCGAAAAGCTCTACAATGCGCCGAAGAGACAGGCAGATGCCATCAGTAAGGCAAACAAGGCGTTCAAGGTCGATGTTGCCAAACCGAACGGGATCGTGAACATGAGCCAGAAGGCTTGACTAGTCGAAGACCAGGTTAGGTCTGACAGCCAAGTAGCGGGCGAGCTTGTTAGATACATGAAGTTGGCCTAGCGTCATGTAGCCTTCTGCTTCCCACTTATACTCGCCATCATAGGCTGCTTCGAAATGTTCACGTAGATAGCTGATGCCGAATATCGCAGCGGCCACGGCATGGTAGAGCACGTTACTGGCATCAAGGAACTTGGGCTTGCTCATCTTCGTGCCGAATGACTTCGGATCGTGAAAAGGCTCGTCGAAATCAGTCATAAGCCGGTGAAAGAGCTTGGCGTGTTGTGAATGATTGTCAGCGAACAGGATGCGGTAGAGCAGTGGATCGCCACTCTTTTGAACAAGTTGGAGGCCCGCCTTGTCGTCAGGCCAGAGGGCTAAGATCGTGGCATTGATGTCTGCGGTTGCGTCACACATGTAGTCACGGGCTGCGCGGGGCAGGCCGATGTCGCTGACGAGATCGTGGTAGTCGGTGGCGTTCATCGTGGCGGACCTAAGATCGAGGTTTTGAGAAGTCGTAAAAAAATCTGAGGCGGGGCACCAGGTTTTGAGAGGCTGAAAATAGATACGAGCGCCCGCACCCGACCCCTGAGACCAGGAGGGGTATATACCCCTCCACCATGGTCACCCTGCCAGTCGGTAGACCGAGGCGCGTCCGATCCCCAGCTGCCGTGCGACCTGGGTGGGCTTCATGCCTTCGCCTAGCAGCTTCCTTACCTCCTCTTCGTCGATGCGCTTCTTTCCACCCTTGTAGCGGCCATCCTCCTTGGCCTTGGCGATGCCTTCCATCTGGCGTTCCCACCTCAGGGCGGTCTCGAACTCGGCAACCGCTGCCAGCATAGCCAGCATCAGCTTGCCGTGTGAGGTCGTGGTATCAACGGCGGATTGTTCTGTGCAGCGGAAGCCCACGCCTTTGTCCGACAGTTGCTTGATGAGGGTCAGCAGATCGAGAGAGCTTCTAGCAAAGCGATCAAGCCGAGTGACTACTAGGGTGTCACCCTCTCGCACATAGTCGATAGCTGCCTGGAGTTGTGGGCGGTCAGTAGTGGTGCCGGATAACTTCTCACCGAACACCTTAGTGCAAGCCTCCGCCTTTAGCATTGCAAGCTGGACTGCTAAGTCTTGGTCAGAAGTGGATACGCGGGCATAACCAACAAGCATGAACTGTCTCCTCAGGGTCTTAGTAGTTCATGCGATGTTGTCTTATGATCCGAAGAGCAAGCCTTCTAAGACGTTCTTTGTGTCTTACTGTTGAGTGCTGCTAGGGATTACCGCGTCGAGACTATCCCGTGTGCCATTGCTGCCCTGTAAGGGTCTGTGAGGGTCTATGCGATGCCAGGGCAGTCGTAGTGCTGTGCTGGGCTTGTAGACCCTGTGTGAGCCCTAGCTGGGCGGGATCAAACGCCATCGCCGCCTTCACCCTCAATGGTGCCTAGATCGAGAATGACGGGCTGGACCTGAAGCACGTCGATTTGGCTTCGATCTTGGAAGCGCCTGCGGTTGAGCTTGCCTAGCCTCCAGCGCAGATGAGCCACACGTTCAACGTCACGACGGTAGTCGCCGCAACTCGTCGGACCACCGGCTAGCATGTCATCCGCGATATCGTCGAGCGTCCGAGCATGGAACTGGTAGGCCATGTCCACAAGCTCCAGCAGAGCAGCATCCTCGCGCTGCCAGCAGTTGAAGGTGCTGTAACCGGGCAGATGGGCATCCTGGCAGATCGCAACGAGGCTTTCCCCGTCTGAAATCCGGGTGACGATCTCATCTACGATGGCGTCAGTGCGCTTCGTCGGCTGTCCGGGCCGTGCCTTTGTGACTTGCCCGATGAGGTTGGTCATCGCCGGCATCAGCTGAGCTTGGATCGTTCCGGGACAGGTAACCGCATTTGTTTGCTTGGATTTCGTCATGCCTGTATTTAAGCGGCGGCGTGAATTGACAGGGTGGGCAAGGGGTTCGATGACAGTGCGGTGTTTTCGTGGCTTAGTAGTCGCATGTTCAGTTGTAGCATTCGCCATGGGATCGCAGAACGTCTCGGCAGTACCGACTACCAACTTTTCGATTGTGAACGGCAATTGCTACATTACCCACACTGGGCTCAACGATGGAGTTGAGCTTGAGATTGCCAGAGAGCGCAACGGCAAGCATCTGATCTTCTATGTGACCAACTCCATCTGGCAAGATATCGTAAAAAGCGACCTCGATATTACTATGAGCTTTCTCTCCTTGCCCAAACCCGATGGTAACGGCCGCGTGAAGAGACTTGGCGCAGTCGATCCCGTAAGCGTCAATGCCATGGCTCTACCACCAGGTGACGGTGATCCTGGCTTTGCCTTCGTCATGAGCGATGAAATGGCCGACCTAATGGCTCAAGCGGGCGAGCAGGGACTTCGGTTCAGTTTAAGCCAGAAAGGCCGCGATCTTACCGGCTGGTATTTTCTATCGAAGCACGACTTAACTCAGCTCAACAGGTGCGTTGATCCATTCTCCAAGTAAGCGATCATCCCCAATCTGCCATTCAGCCTGTAATCATTGGAGCATTCTTGAGCACGTCCTCTGGTCGCTTAACGTCGCCCACGTAGGTGTATGACTGGATCGCCAGCACGAGTGCTTCTAGCTTGACTTCGATTTGTAAGCCGATGGCCCCGGCCTCCTGAGCAGCGAGGAAGGCGTCTGGATCAACTAGCTTGTCGATGTTCGGCGGGGTCCGGGCAGTGATGATCAGTTCGCACCTGTTCTGTAGCAGGATGCTGATGTCTCGTGCGATGCTCGCCACACTTTCATCGAAAAGCCAATGTGCCGATCTTGTCGCGTCGCTAAGAGTAGCCGGTGCCTCGGGTGGATTTGAAAGGAGGTCATCGACGTAGGCATTGATGCCGCCTTTGGGGATCGCCAATATCTCGTTTTCCCTGGCCCTCACAGCGTTGGTGAACTCGTCGAGCCATTTGATCCGCCGTTCCAGAAGGCTCGTAAACAAGGCCTGCTGGCTCGTGGTGGCTTGCGTCCTGCTGGTGCTGGCGCTGACCATGGAAACGATTGCCGATATGAGGCTTACCGAGGCGGCGAGGATACCGACGACTAGGCTGGCCTGGATCGCGTCAGGGAGGGCGAGGAACCAATCGATCATGATGCAAGGTAGCCGGAGAGGCAAAGACAGGAAAGAGCACCTGCCTCCTCAATCCGGAGCGTCCAAGCGAACTCCGTTAACGCTGTTTGCATTCCAACGGATTGGATGATGAGGAGCGTGCATAGCCGAAAAAATTGATCAGGTTTCCCCCAGAATGCAGCGGGGCGGCTTGTCAGCGTCTCCGTTTTGTTCCTACGATGCACGACGGATCTTAAGGATGATGCTGCACATGCTGGCCGGTTATGATGAGCAAGAATTTCGCGTAGTCCTCCCGAAATACTTCACTCCGGCCCAGCCGGTTTCAAAACCTGATCACCTTCACGGGCGCCATGCTAAGCTCAAGGCCATTGATCGGGCTTTAAGCTCGCCTGGAAAGCATGTCTTTATCTATGGCGACCGAGGCATCGGGAAGACGTCGCTTGCGAGAACGGCACTCCAGATCCACAACAAGGGCTCAGACTTCATCCCACTTGTGGCGTGCGAGCATCAGTCGGATTTTTACGAGCTTGTGGACTCGATGCGCCGTCAGCTGACCATCCAGCGGAACGAGAACACTCTTCCAAATGCAAGCTTGTTAGATGCGCCGCCAACCACAAACTCAGGCTTGGCGCTCCCAACTATGCGGAGCATCAACGACGCGGTAGAGGCTCTTCGTGCCGTGGCTCCTCCGAAGGGTGCTCCTGCTGTCGTTATCGTAGATGAGTTTGATCAGCTGCATGAGGACAAGGACAAGAAGGCCTTTGCCGACCTCATTAAGCAGCTGTCAGATCAAGAGATCAATCTACGCCTAATCCTCTGTGGTATTGGTCGCTCTCTTGAAGAGTTGATAGGGGTTCATCTATCAACCGACAGGTATTTGGCTACGGTGCCGTTAGACCAAATTCCTCATGATGCCCGTTGGGCAATCCTTGAAGCCGCGTGCAATCACTTCAAAGTCTCTTTAGACAGAGACAGTATGATCCGGATCGGTCAAATCAGTGATGGATTTCCGTATTACGTTCACTTGATAGGTGAAAAGATATTCTGGGAGATCATGGATGATCCATCCGAAGTCAGCGAGATGAGCCTCGACCACTACCAGCGGGGAATTAAGAGCGCAATTGAGGAGTCGCAAACCTCCTTACGGCAAGCGTATGAACTCGCCACACAGAAACATGGAAATTCGGAAGACTATGAAGAGGTTCTCTGGTCAGTAGCTGACGGCGCGCTTTTGCAGCGTCAAATGACAACGATTTACGAGCAATCTTATCTGAACGTGATGGGTCAGCGCCCGGGGCGGACGCCCCTCACAAAAGAGCCGTTTTATCAGAGGATGAACAAGCTTAAGAAGGAAAACCATGGCTGCGTGATAATCGGCACTCGTCAGGGGTGGTATGGGTTCAAGGAGAACGTAGTTCGTGGATACGTTCGATTGCGTGCTGAGCGGGCGGGTGTTCGTATCGGTGTCGATCATTTGCGAGCGGGTGCGTGAGCAACCCGTGACGTCCAACTCAATGTCGCTTGCGACGGCGGTATCGGTCTTCGCAGCACTAGGCTTCGGCACCATCGTTGCGGCAATGTTCACGCGATGGAACTCTGTCTCACAACTGAGGCAAGCTTGGGTCAACGACCTCCGGTCAGAGATCGCGGACTTTTTCAATGCTATAGAAGGCGTGTTGGAAGTAACCGCACAGGGCTCCCCCGTGTCCGAGTTTGGAGCGCGCAGGAGTAAAGCACTTCATCTATATCGGAAGGTTCAACTTCGGCTCAACATGCGCGAGAAGAAACATCGCGAGTTGAACAAACGGCTCACTGGGCTCTTGGCTATAAACTCAGCTAAGCCTCAAGATCGGGTCGACGCGGCTGTCCTATCTGCGCGGATGGTGCTCAAAGAAGAATGGGAGCGCACAAAGTATGGACCCTTCTTGAAGGTTGCTCGTCGGCTGAAACGATCTCGCCGCATTTCAGCAATCCGTCGTGAGCGAAAGAAGCGAAGGGTAAGATCTTTGAAATCCGATGCTGCGTGAAGACAATTGATCAGATCCAAATTCCTATATGTCAACGCCATTTATCGGATGATTGCCTGGTGAGGTGAACACATACGAACTGAGTAGGCGCTAACGCTTACGCAGATCGGAGTGAGTTACATGGCAGCTTTCAACCCCGCAGCTATCAAGCCCGCAAGCAAGTCCACCGAGTTCAACAAGGCCAACAACACTCGTGCGGCCAAGGACGTGCTGCTCGCGGGGATCGATGGTCAGCTGGCGCTCTATAAAGACCCCAAGGCCGAAGGTCGGCGCTGGTTTACTGTCGGCAAGACCGAAACGCTGCTCACTCTGCGCTATGGAAATAAGGCACTCGTCCTCAAGGACGGGGAGACCTCGGTGACTTTCCTGAACGACCAGTTCGAAGGCGCGATGGCCTACTACAAGGATCTGGTCAGCAGGGACGCCTTCAAGGACCAGCTGGCCGAGCTTGAGCAGTCTCGCAGTGCCCGCACGGACAAGATGCGCGAAACCCGCGCAGCGAAGAAGCAGGAGCCGAAGAACACCTAATCCACTTACCACTCCAACTACCCAGGCCGACCCTTGTGGTCGGCCTTTTTCTTGTCGCTTGTTGACTTCCTAGTAACTGTGTGAGCCTACCTACACCAAACAGGTAAGGAGACTGGCATGGCCGAGAAAGCACAAGCGCCCGACTGGCGGCAGATCATCACCAACAACATCCTGGACACACCCGACATACCGCCGTTCGACAAGAAGGCTGGTAAGGCACAGCTGGTGGAGGTCGTTAAGCGCATCGCTGATCAGATTGCCGGTGAGAAGAAGAACGCTCCGAATAAGCTGTGGCGCACCCGGCACGATGGAGCGATCATCGTCGGCATGAAGCTCAAGGGTGAGCCGATCCCGGTTAAGAATGCTGCCGGTGAGGTCCAAGCTGAGTTCGCCATCCCTGATGGGCAGGCTGAAGTGGTGTTGAAGGGCCTCATCGCTGCCATCGAGAACACCGACGAGTTCGACGAGGATATCCAGGCCATCCTTGAGAATGTCACCAATAAGCCTCGCACCGCTTCTCAGGCCAGCCCGCAGTCGAGCACGGACAGCAAGCCAAGCAAGCGCGGCACCGGGATCGGTAACGTGGCTAGGCCTGACGACGCCGAGTGGATGGAGAAGTTCCGCGCCTGGGCCGGTGACCCCGATCCGTCGATTGTCGATCCTGTGCCAAACACAAACGCAACCAAGTGGGTCGCTCGCGCTATTCGTGATCGCGGAGCAAAGGGCTACGCGGCACGAAGCAAGAAGTGAGCGACATGGACGACGACAAGCTGGATTGGACGCCTGACATCCGGGCGATCGTCGAGGAAAAGCTCGAACAGGGCATGACCCTGGACGAGGTCGAGAACGCGTTGAACGATAGCGGCGAGTTCAATGCCTATGATGTGACGACCGTGCTCAACGAGTATCGTAACAGAGCCGAGTGACATGGAGGAACCCTGGGACTTAAACAGCCCAGGGTTCCCAAGTCCATTACATAACGCGCGGTGAGGGAAAGGAGAAAACCCCGCGGCGCCACTATTTAGCTACGCGCGGATACAGCCCTCCCGGCGCGCTTCTTCCGCATACCGGCTCAGCGGCATCTTGGCCGTCCAGTGCTTGTCCTCCTCAACCGTCATACCACCGGGACCACGTAGCTCCGCAAGTTCGTCGAGCGATACGTAACCAAGCTCTGGATAGCCGATGTCTGCTAGGCCGAACGCCAGCCCATCAGGGTCGCACTCGGTCAGCAACCAGGTGCCGCCAGCCCAAGGGATGAAGAGCTTACAGACAGGCTCGAAGTCGATCTCACCCTTTGTCCCTTTGACTGGCTCCTGCTTCCGGTGGTTGAGTAGCAGTTGAACCCGCGTCTCGGGACGTAACAACTTAGTCCATTCCATGTGTGCCTAACTCCGTTAACGGCACCAGGACATCAAGCGTCAACTGAGCTGCAGAGCAACCTGAGAGGTAGAAAACGCGGCAGAACTAGAATGCGACGAGCTGCCAAAGTCAGGAGTAGGAAAGATGGCTGGTTGGCTATTGATAGAGTGGCATGGCAACGGAGACAAAGACCATGCTGCTCAACAACCAGGAACTCGCTCAGCTTTCGGACTACCTCATTTGCGAGATCGACTGCTCGCCGGACTATGAGGATGACCAGTTCGCAGTGACGTTCCTTGGTGTGCGCTGCTACGTTGAGCGCTACAGCGATGCCTTCCGGGTTGAAGTCGGGCACGAGGACGATGTTGTTGAGCTTCCTCGCCCCTAGGCGACCTAGCAAGCTCACCCAGGTAGCCTAAGCTCCGCGCAGCTTGCGTAGGAGCTTTTGCTGTGGGTGCTTCTGAGAAAGCTTCTTTGGAGCAGCGCGCCGGGTTCGATTTTTCTTAACTTCTGCGCGTTACGTTCGAGTGATGCTCGACGTCTTGATCCTCATGTTCGTTGTCTTTGTTGGCTTGATCTGCTGCGTGATGCTTTGGAAGCGGACGTTCAGGCGAGATGATTGGGATGCTGCCCTCGAGCGAAGCAGGGAGGCTGTTGCTTTAAGTCGAGCAGTTGGCGAAGCGGCGGGTCAGGAAACGCGAGATCGCTACGAGGCAAAGGCAGCTGAGCGCAAGGCGAAGCACGAGGTGTGGAAAGAAGAGAAGCGGCTACAATACGAGGATCGCAAAGCTGCCTACCAGGCGCGAATTGATGCTCGCGGCGAAGCCGTATCAAAGGCGCGGTCGACCAAGCCAATAGCGAGGCGTCGGTCCTATCACGGTCACGAAGATACGGCACTTGGTGGGATGATCGGCGGGGTCGCGGCGGCTTCGTTGATCGATGACATTGATGAGGCTTTCGGGAACCAACCAGATCAAGCCCCGCAGGACGATCCGGCTTCTGGCGATTGGGACGACTGACACGCAGGTTCGGAGCGCTCAACAGGGCGGAGCTTACAAGCCCGATTGCCGCACTGGCTACAGACCATGAACCTCTTCTCGATGTCGCTCAGTTCGACCCAATAGCGCTTCCGCGTTGAGAGCTTGCGTAGCTCCTCAGGGTCGAACGTGGCCGAATGCCCGCACGTCTCGCACCGCGCTTCGATGTTCATCTCCTCGCGCTTGGCGTCGATGACGCTCTCGATCTCGCGGAACCGGTTGGCCATCAGAACCGTGGCACTGGCTGGAGCTTACACTCGCGCTTGCCGCACTTCTTACATTTCATCAGCTGCTCAAGCTCGCGCAGCTTGGTTGGCTTCTTCGCTCTGATGAGGGTCAGATAGAAAGGCTGGGGATCAATCGTCTCCCGGCGTCCACACGGGCATCGGGCCTCAAGGTCCAGGTCCTGGCCGATGCAATCACTTACCGTGTCGAGCCGTCGCGTTCCCATGATCACGCTTTGTTCCGCCAAACCCTACAAGGCAAGGGCGAGTTCTGCCGGAACAATCCACAGGGTTATGCGAGCACGTAGCTGCCTTCCAGCATCTGACCCTCACGGTCGAACTGCCACCATGATGCCTTGTCAGGCCGGATGGTGAAAGTGTCGTCGGGGTTGATGTCGATACGCATGATGAGGCGGGACAAGGCTGCGTTCACCGAAGCACGAGCCTCGTATCTGATGTCAGGATCATCGCTGTTGATGGCATCGCGCAGTTCCTCGATGATGGAAACACTAAATTCAA